CCCCTGCTCTGGCGTTCGCATAATGCCGACTATGTAAAAAAACGCCGATTTGCTATGAAAGTATGGCAAATCGGCTATGTTACATAATCAGGCATCACATTATGCGAACTCTCAGTCCCCAAAAATTTCATTCATAAGTTTATGTGCCAAGAACCAATAAAGAGGATATGCAATCGCAAATCCCACAACGACTAACACATCGATAATTGTAATATTATTCAAAAAATCCATATTGCCCACCTAATCAACTTCTGTAAATGAATCTTGAGCAAATGTAGTAACTTGTTCAAGAATATCAAAAGCTTTATCAATATCTTGTTTTTCATCAAAGATATGGCATTTAACTAAAATATCAATTGCTCCTGAAAGTTCATTCATATGTTTGAGACATTCGAAAGGAGTCAAAGAAGAATCAATTACCTGCTGAGCTTTGTTTTCAAGATGCTCAAAAATCCGTTGTTTATTGTGAATCATATGCCCCTTAATGCTCAATTTTTAACTTAACAGACTTCGCTAGTTAAGCTAAAAATTCGAGCTCATAATCACTTATCAAAGACCATGTATTGCTAAAATAAGAACGATCTTGGATTCAACCAAATAAGCTAGCTAGGTCGCTCAGCGCTCCCATTTATTAAGACGCTAGACTATTTTGAATCCCATTTTTAGAAATATTTGTTGTTTTCAAAATAATGAATTTACAGGTCACTATCTTTTAAAAAAGCGGTACGAATGTAGTTGTACCAAATATAACCACAAAAAACAAAAACGTTTAACAAGATTAAAAATAACTCAATGTAATCAACTTTATGCATTTTTATTTCCCCCCAATTTGTTCCTTAATAATACAACAAAAATTTAGTTAATAATCAAAAAGAAAAAGAACTTTGTGCATTAGCCCCGTTCACACTAGAACGTTGTAAATTTTGCTGTACTTGGTTATTAGCCTGCACAGGCTCAACAACATTAGATACTTGAGTACTAGTATATTGCTGTGTAGTTTGTTGGTATTGGTTTTGAGCAAAATAATTAAATGGACGATCACCCTTAATAATCCGTTTGCAATCAGACGGATTAAGATCATGAACAATTGTACCTTGTTGAGTATAACCAACTAGTTTACCGTGACGATCTGTCATACAACCAGACAAAACAGGCTTAGCCGTAACTTGATAAGTAACCGTTTCTTGAATCTTATCGGCAGACTCAAAAGGCTTAGATGGATCATAGCTGACTTGCTGTGTCGTAGAGCCTACAGATTCGCCATTTTTGGTTAGTCGATTGAAATATTCTTTACACTCTGGCTTATCAACATTTACACCCTTACGGCAATCCTCATCACTCAGTTTGACCTGATTAGTAACATCTTTAACAGGATCAGCTTCTTTTTTAGGTGCATTCTTTTCAACAGCAGTTGTAAACTTCTTAGCATCCTCTTTTGTACCTTTCATAAGATACCAAGAAAGCCCCGCAATAATGGCCACAATAATAGCCATACCACCAATAAAGCCCATTAACTTAATGTTGCGATGATATGCTCGACCAGAGGAATTACCGTCCTTCGTAGACGTATACAGCTTGTAATACTTCTCCTCGATTGAGTATGTATATTCATCATAAGCCTGAACCTTAACAGACTTAGTAATCGAATTCTGAACCTTCGTAAAACAGTAAGCCTTTGAAGTTTTACTACCGTTAGCCTCACAGTAAATATACTGATTCACTAATTTACGTACATCCGCATTTAAGAGCGCAGGATCTGGCGAGGTCATCCAAATATCACAGTGGTTATGACGCACCATGGTTATATCAACAATCTCAGAATCTCGACGACTAGAAAAGTGTTTTGAAAACTTCTCATGTGTCTGTACTTCATCAATAATAATCAGACTGTAATGCTCACACTCACGCCAATCATCAGGCAAAGGTTGAATGTAATCACATAGCTCAGCATGCCCCCGAACATTAGAATAAATGTTTTTATAAATACCGCTTTTATAAGCAGCTACAGCATCTTTAACAGTAAGATAGGTTTTACCTGCGCCAAAGGCGCCACAGGTTAAACGAAGTGTTCCACCTGCTTGTTTTTGATCAAACATTATTGTTTCTTCCTAATCATTAATTTGCCTGAATTAAGTGTCAGCAGAAATAGAGCTACTGAAACAAAAGAGCTAATAAAATGGTCAATTCGACAAATGCCCATCATCTGTAAAAGCATTGAAGGAATAGAATTAAGATCACCAATCATTGAATTGAATGCAGCACGTACAGCAACCAAAATTCCGACATAACTAACAACTGATAAACCAGCGCCAGCAATAACCTTTTGTACTGAATTTTTAAGAAGCCATTCACCGAGAATTGCAAGAAACTTAAGCATTACCGTTCCTCAATCCAAGCATTAAAAAATACGGCTTACCAAATAACCTAAGCCCATGATTTTTTGATAAATCAACTAAAAAAAATTGCAAAGATTTAAGCATTTCCATTCCTCAAACCAAGCATTAAAAAAATAAGACTTCCCAAATAACCAAGCCCCTGTATATAGGGCGCAGCTTGCTCTCCATAAGTACAGAAAAAAGTTAAATCTTTATCAAAATCAATAGAACCAATTAAACCCATTGGAATAGAGACACGCTCAGGTGAGAAAGGACATGTTTTACCAAAAACAACCATGTCTTGACGGTGATATGTTTCAATATCTTCGTTTTCTACTTCTAATTTTTCATCTTTTAATTCTGGTTTATCCTTCATCCACTCATCTGTTTTTTTCCAATCGTCATACCATTTACAGACCGTAAAAGCCCATTCACAAAAAACAGGAAATGTAAAAGAAATGGATTGTCCACCTGTAGGATTACCATCAGGGTCCTTGATAGGTTCTGCTTTACCATCTGCCTTAGCACCATCATCACGCCATGAGCGGTCATTAGCATTTGGTTTATCAGTTGTAGGAGCATTTTTATATCGAGAGTCGCCAAACGGTGCAGGCTGTCCATCTGAAGTAGGCGGAGCATTTTTAATCTTGTCATCCATTTCCTTTGCTAAATCATCGCCAATACCGGTTGGGTCATGTTCATAAGCATTAGCTACAGACGGGTCCATCTGACCTTTATTTGCAATTGGATTATATCGAGCCGGTTCAACTGGGTCGTCATATCCTTCACCCATCATTGCAGCACCCAAAAGTTCAGGTGTTAAAGGAATCTTTTGTTTTGGGGCATTGGGGTTGTAATCAGGATTTGTATAAGGAGTAAATGAAGAACTTCCTGTTTTTATAGCTCCTGTACCATCAACCCAAGTAAAAGTACAATTTCTAGGGTTCTCAGTAGAAGATTTAAAAGCATAATTACGTGCAGGAAATTGTTTTTTTAAATACTCAACTTCAAGTAAACAAGAATCACGGACAGTACAAGCAGATGTATTATTTTTACCGCCATTCATTGCATAAACTAGAGTCTGACATACTTGATTAGTCGGCTTATATTTCATATATGATTTTGAACCTTCATCCATGACCCAACCGATAGCTTCAAGTAGCTGTGTAACAGCATAAACCCCAACCATCTGCACGCCTGGATTTCTTGCATAGAAAGCCACACGTTGTAGCATTGTAGAACCGACTCGGCTAGCTGTTGGAGTTGCTTCAGCAATAGCAATTTTAGTAACTGTTTTACTCTTAGCTGTTACTGGGTCAGTTTCAACAAATGAACGAGCAGAACGACCATAAACTCGTTTTGCATAATCCTCACGATTTTGCTGTAGCTTAATTTCACGTTGTAACCACCAATCACCCTCATCGGTTGCACGCGCCTCAACACTAAATAAAGCAAGACAAATCAGTAATAAACGAATGAGCATACTAATCCCCAGACAATACAATCCAAAACGCTGCTAGAACTACAAAGATGAAATAGAATGTCATTTCATTTACTCCATTAAAAAAGGCGGATGCGGTGCGTACGGTCGTGCGCTCCTATCCGCCTTTTTTATGTTATTCGTTAGCCCAACATAGATAAGGCTTTACGAATTCCCCAAGCTACATAAGTTGGTAATGCTTTAAGCGTACCAGAAGCCATTAGGCCCCCAATTACAGCAACACCCGCAAGACCAACGGTTAAGTCGATAGATGTAGAACCTGTGTCCGCAAAAGCATTTGACATAGTTACAAGTGTTACGCCTGTAGTAGCAAGTGCATAGCGAACTGCTGTATTAGGTTTTTTAACTGGTTGTTGAGTAGTGTTTTTAGTTTGCATGGCTATACCTCCATATCGTTAGAGCCAAGTAGTTTTAAATTAGTACGAATCGCAGAAGCGACGTACCATATCAAAGCCGTAGCGGAGATTAACGCTGCCACCTTTTCAGGCGGTAAATTGTTTAATTCATCCATCCAAGACTGTTGATGCAAGACGACGATGCAGTAATTTATGCCGTCAATCACAGTTGTAACTGAGCAATCGTCAACTACCATCGTCAGAATCCTTTAGCCTTTACAATTAGAGATATGAGCCATGTACACCCCTTCATAAAAATAGGTGTTTCCACATTCTTGACAAATGTAAATCAAACAGCTCATAATATCCCCAATATTTAATATAAGTTATTGATTTTTAACATATTATACATTATACGAACAATCGTATTGTTTTAAAGTAAGCCTTTGATTTCAAAGGCTTTTTTAGTTTTAAATAGCTGGTTTGTTTGGCGGTGTTGGTAGCTGTACATCTACTACAACATATTTAACGCCTTTGCCTGATGTAACCATATCGAAAGTAATATCAGCTTCGATTGGAAAGTCTGATTGCTTAAACTTACGCAGTAACGCAATGTTTGAAGAATCCTGCCAGTTGAAAGTCTCACAACCATTACCAATAGCTGTACCTTGTGACAAATCCATTGGAACTTGGCAATAAAGCGCAACATGATCGTAATGACGACCTGAGCCGTCAGTCGGTTTAAAATCAACAGCTTTAGCGCCTAAAATTTTTACTTTAGATGTATGCATTACATTCTCCGAGCAGTTAGAAGCACATGATCAAGTCGCTTGGGATATGCAAGCGGATCAGAGCAACAAATTAAATTAATGAGTTCTTCAGGTTCGAATACGTCCTTAAAGACGTTGATATATTTGCCATACTGGTGCTTGAGATTATCAATAGCAGTCTGGAAATTGATTTGAGCTGTTTTACTAATAGTTTCAATGCGTTCAGGCTGTAAATGTTTAGCTAAATCACGGAAACATGGATAAGCAGCAATAAAAAATTCGCTAGGAGCAAGTAACATGTCAAACGGTAAGACACGATCAATTGCTTTAAATTCAACCTCAGCACGTTGCCAATTATCATCAGGATCACCTTCGGCACGACCTTTTTCGTACAATCTCAGATACTTACCAGAATCACGGCTACCGATACATAAAGTACGACCTTTACCATTTGGTCTGCGCCAATTGCCTTTATGTTCAATGTTTGGAGCACGGTTACCGAGCTGAAAACCCCCTAACCCATCTTGCATATTGCCCCAATCTACACTGACATGTTTACCTTCAAAATCATCGTGTGCAATGTCTACACGGGTTAATTTCGCTCTTTTCGCTTTGGTAACTAAGAAGTGATAAAGTCTTAATTCCCAACCGCTTTTAGCGAAATTACAACCACGGCCATTGATCATAATTAGAATCGTATTACGCTGACCACCAATACATAAAAAGCCAAAATCTTCGCCTAAAACATAACTTTCATCATAGAAATTAAGGCCTTTCTTACGACATAAAGTCGTTGTAAAGCCAAAGATATGCTCTAAGTCGGCTTCAAGAGCTTCTACAGCAGCAGTAATACGATGTGATTCAAGAATAAATTCGTCTTCTTGCCAGAATCTATCGCCAACAGTCTCGATACCAAATGTGAAATTGACCCAGTCAATCACAGCAATTTCATTGTCAGCAGGCATTCTGTACTCGATGTGCTTCACACCATCATTCGTCATGATCATGTGAGTCCGAGGAATGGTATATAGCGAATGCTCTTGGAACGGGAGATCGGCGTCTTGAGGTTGTGTATCAGATACCTTTACCCCCATCTTATTAATGGGGGTTACAACTGCCGCTTTTTTCATTCCCCCCGATAATACAGTGGGGATTGGTTGTTTTTTATACTTATCCATTAGCAAATCCCCATCGCTCTAAAATTGTCATTCTCTGCTTTGATAGCGTCACAGTAAGCTGCGACTTTAGGATTCTTATAGCCCCAAGCAAGCATGGTCGACTCAATGTAAAAAAGAACAAACTCAGTCTCGAAAGCTGGATTGCCCCCCACTATTAGCTCGACGCCACGGTCGTGGACGATCTTAGCTACGATCTCAAAAGCTTCTTCTTTACCCATTGCAACAGCATCACATGCAACTATTTGACAGAAATATAACAGAATTGCGCGCAACACTGCAACGTGTGACACAATAATATTGTTGCATTAAACATTGTTGGGACAATGAAATGAAAAAGTCAGACTTATCAAAAACATATAGAGTTCGTGGGGAATTCGTAGAATCGATCAAAGAGAAATCTTTAGATTTCATTATCGAAACGAAAGAAAGAATTGAGGAAGCGGATATTATTAATGCTTTGATTTATAAGCATTTAAGCTCGATAACAGCGAAAGATGTAACAAAATATATCGAAGAAGTAAAAAAAGCAGATTAGTAGTATTTGTTGATCCCGACTACTAACCTTTCCCCTGCTCTGGCGTTCGCATAATGCCGACTATGTAAAAAAACGCCGATTTGCTATGAAAGTATGGCAAATCGGCTATGTTACATAATCAGGCATCACATTATACGAACTGTTGTGTAATTTACACCTAGGTCTTTGATCCTCCTTATTTTTATACACTGGTGCTGTGCTTTGCTTAGCCAACAATGAAATTTTTGGCTAAAGTCTGATAAAAATATTATATCTTATCTTTCACGCTCCATTTTAGCTATTGCACTACATCCTAGAAAGCATGGCATTTTTATAAATTATTTCTTTACTTTTTTAAGCTTCATTGTGCATTAACGCCAAAACTGTGATTTAACTAAAAATTCAAAATTTGAATTAAATTACAGATATGAAACTTAATTGTTAATTGAATAACCAAATTTAGGCAGCTTTCTTCTCTACAACTGTAAAATAATTTTCTTATATCTAAATGCTACTTATTTAAAATTAAATTACCTAGATTTCAGCAAAGTTACAACTTGCCTCATACAATGAGAGTTTATTTAATTGTGCTAAACAACTCTACTTACTGTTTAAAATGTATTCAATATTGTTCTTATTAACTTAAAGCTTTTATATTTTGATTTATATAAATTACCACAAATTAGAGTTAAGGCTCTAATTACATAACTATTTTTAGTAAAATATATTA